GCAACTACCCCAATATGTTTTCCAGTCTGACTCAGTATATGTAACTTCTTTAAGTTTTTTACGGCCAGGTCCTGTTTGGGCGGCTAATGCTTTTTTACCTAGTTTTTTAGTTTTCTTATGTGATAAGAATTTTTTACCAATATAAAATTGGTCTGTGTCTTTATTTACTATTTTATAAACAAATCCAAAACATCCTTCAGGAAAATCTTCAATTTTATCTATAACTTTATTTTCGTATAACCAGTTATTCATGTCCTATATATTTATTAATTCTATATTTAGCTTGGGGTTTGTTTTGAGTATGATCCCAAACAATATATTCCCATTTCCCCACTTTCCCAATTAAACTATTAATTTTATCTTCACCTAATTCATCTATTAATTTATTACTAACATATAAATCACCTATATTTGTGTTAACATAATAAGTTAGAGAATCATTAAATTCAATTTTATCTAAAACTCCTGTTATAGTACCTTCATTTAATACTTTTTCAATTTCCTCTTTAATAAGTTGTTTTAATTCAGATTTTTTCATAATTTTATCTATCTAAATTTATTAATATTGACATATCAGTTGTTCTACTTGTTGGTAGTGGCTGAGATAATTTTGCTACTGCTAATAGTTCTTGTGCTTCATTATATAAACCTACTGTTGTGACATATGGAGCAAAGAATGAACCTGTCACAAAATCATATACTTGGCCTCTTATATCTACACTACAAGTTGATATTAATGGGTTGGTAAAATTACTACTAGAAATTAAACTTGGGTTTAAAGAATAGTTAAATTCATTTTCTCTAATAGTACATTTATATTGAGTCTCATATATTGTTCTTGAACTTTGGAAACTAACATCTACATCATCAGTTATAGTCCAAAAGTTTGTCAATGAAGGGTTTGTTATAACTGCTATGCCATGAGGATAAGAAATTATACCTTCATATGAACCATCAAAAGTATCATATAAATTTCCTTCTCCATCATCTTTTAGAGTTATGAATCCTAATTCATTTGCTAAAACAGTATATGTTAAATCTGCTATCACAGTAGCAGTTGAAGGATCAGCGGCATCAAATTGTGGTATTAAGACAATATTTGAACCACTGTATGTTAATTCTTGTGCCTCTAAATAAATAGATGTTGAGGCAGTTGGGTTCAAAGTTACACTAGCTGAAGTGATGATTGTGTAACCACTTCCATTATCAACAGCTAATGATAAAGTAATATTACTGGCAGTTACCTCTGTTACATATCCTGATAAAACATAACTACTAGAAACATAATATGAATTTATTTGAGGGGCAAATGATGCTGAAATGAATATATCATATGGTTCAGTATATCCTGCTTGAGGTATAAATAAAGCTCCTTCATCAGTGAACCATCCTAATTCATCATTTGTTACATTCCATTGAAGAGGAATACTCCCACTTCCATTTAATAAAGGATTATTATTAAAAGTACCTTTATCCCAAACTGAGTAATTTAAGTTAGCGTCAACGGCGCTAGCAGAAGGTAAATATCTAAATCTTAAAGTAAATGTATTTGGGTTTATATAGTCCCCAAATAGTTTTGAAGGGATAGATAAAACATCTACTTCAGCTCCTGATCCTGTTGGGAATTGATGTCTAGAACCACTTTGTAATGTTGTTTGAAGATAGTTATCAAATCGACTATGAACATTAGTAGTTAAATTACTTTCAACTATATTACCATTTAAATCTGTAACTATATAAGTTCCTTCAGGATTTGGTAATTCATTACTATAATAAAGTTGTTTAACACTATTGTAAATATCTCTTTGAAAATAAGAAGACGAAAACCCACTTGAGGCAGTTGTACCTGTAGTGGGTTCAGTTGTTATCTCAAAAGACCCAGTAATGTTTTTACCTATAAGTCTTTCAATGAATACGTTATCATCTCTTAAAGAAGCGCTCCCTACAAAAGAAAAACTTTTGTTAACAACAAAGGGTGTAATTATGACATCTTGTGATGTTAATGATTTGAAAGCACTCATTAAATTAGATTCTTTATTTTGTCTATAAGAATGTTTGGTTGTTTATAAATATCACTTTCCCATATTCTTATTAATTGAAATCCTCTTACTCAAAAATCCAACTTCACTCTTATAAGTGCCTCCTTCGTAAAATCTTTTTTAAGTGGTTTAGATAATTTAGCAACACCTAATAATTCATTGTTGTCATTATATAAACCTACAGTAGTGATATATGTTTGTGGATTTTGTATAAACGCATCATATAAAATTGTACCTGTAGAACCTGAAATGAAACTTGGATTTTCAGAGTAATTAAACTCTCCGTTTCTTGCTCTCACAAACACAAAATCTGATGTTATTGTTTCTTGGCTATTTAAAGTAAATGAACCAATAGCATTTGAACCTGATACTAATCCTCTATTTGAAGAAGTTGAAAATAATCTAATTGGGTTAGCAACACTAGAATTTGATATTCTTTGAGTTCCTAAATCAATACCTCCACTAACAAATGGTAAGTCTAAAGCAGCTGCGTTTAAAATAATAGTTCCAATGTCTGGTAAAAATAATCCATATGAACCAGAAATAGTCATACCTGCGGCTACTCCGCCTCCAGTTTGAACACCTGTTGTAACAGCTGAACCATTACTACCAGTTACAATCTGAAATACTCTTCCACAGTCTAAGTAAGATACTATTGAAACATCATTACTATTATCTGTTAAAGTGATAGCTTCTGAACCTGAGTATAATGTTAAATTTAAACTACCAGGGAATAATGATTGTTTAAATCTTGCTCTATCAATTGTTAAAGCATAAAAATCAGATTGAACTTGATCATTAAAAATGAATGTAGCATTTTCATCACCATAAATTAAATTACGGAATTGCCCATAAATTGTTCTTGTTGGTGATAATCCATCTATACCTGCGTTATATAATAATGATCCTGAACCATACTGGTTACCGTAAGTGACGTTAAATTGAATTTCACTTAATGAAGCACTTACTCCAGCTGGGTCATATTGGTAAACATTTAAATAATAGTTACCACTATTTCCATTTACTTGAACTGAAGAGGTATACATATTAGTTAGTGTTGGGGCGTATCCACTCCAAGCAGGTGCTGTAATTGAATCAGCACTTACAATAAAATCTTCAGTATCTAATCTTTTAAAAGCCATTTTATATTATTTTAGCAGTTTGTATTTTTATTAATTCTAACAGGTATTGTTACTCTAGCTCCACTATCTCTACCTACTACAGTTAATGTAGTTGATATTTGGTTTACACCTTCTGGGAATAAAATGTTAACAGTAGTAGCTGTTAGGTTAATGGTAGTACCAATTACTGTCTTAGACACGTTTGTTCCAAGAGTAGTTGTAGTATTTAAAGCTGTTGCTTGGGCTGTATTAATACCTACACCATTAAAAGTATTCATTAAGCGAACATCTGAAATGGTTGCTGTGTAACCTGAAGATTCAAATGTTTGAGTTCCACCTAAATAATTTAATGTTTGAGGTGTGATAGCAAGTGATGCTCCTTGATTTAAAGTAATACTTGTATAACCTAAATCTAGGATTGGTAAACGTGAAGTACCTCTTGGTAAAGTTGTAAGTAAATACTTCATTATCTGAGTTTCATCAGGAAATGCTTCTAATAAAGGCATTCCATCTATTGCTTGGCCATAATAAGCTGAACCTGAAGGGTGATTTGGGTTATAAAGTGTATAATCAATTTCATCATCAGATAAAGCAAATTGTGTGATACGGAATGAACCGTCATTTTTAGCTAGTAATTCTCTACCTTTTCTTGTTAAGATAGCATCTACTGTCACTATTGTATTATTTAAAAAGCCCAATTTTTTATAGTTTTAATTGTTAATATATTTAAATTGTAATTTATCTTTTCTAGTAGAAGTAGCTCTTCCAGAAAGAATATTATCTATACTAGCTGTATTTAATTTATAGTATTCAGCAGCAATTTTAATACTACTAAATTCTTTTTGATCATTAATACATAATATAGATTTAGTATTTTTACCTAATTTATTTTTTCTTATATTTTCTATATGTGATGAAGATAATTTAATTCCTTTTTTTATCTGGCTTCTTTTTTCTTTTTCTTGCTCAGACTGTTGTCTCCCTTTATTTCTACTTATTCCTTTACTATTTTTACTAATTTTATCTCCAGTTCCTTTAGGTTTAGGTTTTCTAAGTTTTTGTTTTGTTTCCTCAGATAATGCTCCTTTTGAACCTCCTTCTCTTATATTTAATCCACTTTTAGTAGAATTATAATATTGTATCCAATATATTTCTCTTTCGTTTAATTGATCTATATCACATTCTTCTATTACTTCAAAAATATGATTTTCCCAACCATATTTTTTTAAAGAATTATAGAGTTTAAGTTGGAATTTACAATTTAACATTTTATACTCTTTTTTTCTTTTAAAAATATTATATGATTGCCCTATATAAATTTTATTGCTTGGAGATGTTATTTTATATATACCAACCATTTTCTTTTTATTTTATTATAAATATTATGATATTATATTTCTTTGAGTAAGATCTTGAATTATATCGTTATAATTATCAGTTAGTTCTTGAGATACATATTCTGGTTGAATTATACCTGAGAAACTATATCCTGCTACTGGTTTATCTACATCTAAAATTACATATGTTCCATCATTAACTACTCTGTAAAGAATAAAATGATCTAACACTGAGCCAGTTGGAACTTGTCCATCTAATTTTAAACATAATCTTCCACCAGGACCGTCAGGAATAACACCGGCTATATTATATCGTTTATTTTCATTATATTCAAATCTTATCTTATCTCCTATTTGTAAATCAGCAAAGTCTGTTTGGATTAAATTAAAACTTCCTATACTAGCTGTATCTACTATGAAAGATTGAGTTTGTCTATAACCTACATTATATAAATTTGTTAATCCTATTGAAGCAGTTATAATGGTAGGATTTGCATTATAATCTCCTATTGACCAATATGAAGAAGTAGTTTCTTGTTCAGGAGCATATTCTTGAATTAAAGTAAATTCTGAACCTGCCATTATTCTAGCATTTGAAGAATTTGGATTTGAAATTAATACTTGAACCTCATCACTATTTTCAAAATTTAAATATGGAGTTTCAAAAATAGTAACTACAGGATTAGGAGCAAAAACTAATGTAGCTGATTCTGTAGCTAAAATTTCTTCTGTGGGTCCTGGGTTTTTAATTATATAATATATTACATTTATATTGTTAGTAACACTAGGTCTAGCTGCTATTTTAGCTCTAAATTTAACTCTTGTATTACCAATTAATGTATTTCCTGGGTTGGTAAAAGTATATTTATTTGTAGTATTATTATAATTACTACCAGCTGTATTAAGGGTAGTAGTTGGAAATTGTATAGATGTAAAATTATTAGGTGTAACTAGTTGTTCACCACTATTTAAACTAGCTTTAAATCTATAATTTAATACATCAGGAATAGTTGGTCCTGAGTCAAAAGACATAGTAGTTATATATGCTCCTGGATTTGAACCTGTTTCTGTTATTAAAATTGGAGCAATTCTTCCTACATATGTTATATTATGGATACCAGTTAAAGAATTATCATTTGGATTTTCAGTTAATGATGGATCATTTCCTATTAATCTTACAACAGCCTTTTTACCTGGTTCAAAATTATCTATTAAATTATATAAAGATGGAACACCTGGCTCTGGGTTAGATACAGCACCATTGGTATCTATTAAATATTTGATATTGTAAGCTGTTTGTCCTATCAGTTCAGGGCCTGTACCTCCTACACCATCAAAATAAGCCATGAATGTTTGATTTTGTTCAACATTAGGTTCAAATCCTAATCCACCTTCTGTAGTTAGCTGGTTAAAATCAGGTGCTTCACTTTTAACACCATTATATCTTAAATTAGACCAAGCCTCAGAAGTATAATTTGAATCTTGTACTGGTGCTCTATCTGCTGTTCCTGATATTATTAAGTCAAAATTCACAGGTTTGGTAAAATTTGTTGTGTAATCCACATCCATAAATTGGAATGAGAATTGAGGCACTTCAGCATTACCATATATAGCGTTATAATCATTGTACTCAAAATCTATGAATTCTGGTTCAAAGATTACAAGTGAGGATGTGGCTGGATTTGGTGTAGTTGATTGAGTAAAAAATAATCTGAAATCTGTAATACTTATTATACCAGGTGATGTGGATGTATTTTGAATTCGTGTTTGTATATAATCTCCCTCTATAACATGATCATTAAAAGTTCCAAGAAAATTACTAACAATTTGTGGATTAACAATAAATGAACCATTAAATGTAGTTGGTGATGTTGTTATTCCATCTAAAGCTACTGAGTCTAATGCTTTTCCAAAAGGTCCATGTGTACCACCAAATAATACAAAATCAACATATGCTTCTTCTATACCTACAATACCTGTACTAACAGAGGCTTTAAAAGAATAAGTAGCTTCTATTTGAATATTAGGAGTATTATTAAAAGTATAAGTACCTGTACCTGGGTTAAAATAATTTAAAGAATCATATGATTCAGTGTAATTAGTTATTGTAACAAAATTCTCAATATTAGGAGGAGGAACAGAAGCTGTTGTTGGACCTACACAAGATGCACTAAATCTATAATCTAAAACTTCATAGTTTACAGAAGAAGTACTTTGATTTTGAGTCTCTATCCCATAAACAAAATAAGTATCTTGCTCTTGAGTAGTAACTATATTATAGTTTATAGGACCCAAATCATCATAAGTAATAGTTAAATTTGTTAGTTGTCCTAAATAATCTGATCTATCTAGTCCACCAGAATCAAATCTGTTTACTTTAATGTATCTTACTCCTTGGTTAAATATTTGTCCAAATGGCATATTTTATCTTGGTCTTATGGCTGGTGTTAATCCAGCATCTTGATAACTTAAAAAACTTCCTGTATCATAGTATAAATATATTTCTCCTTGATTTGGAGAAGTATTTATATTTAAAAAACTATCTAAAGGTGTGATATCACTTCTATAAAAAACAATATCATAATTTATTTCTAAAGTTGATGGATATTTAAATTCATTTGCTTCATTTAATTCTCCATTTGTTGCTTCAATTACAGTTCCTGGTAATTCTCCATTGTAAAATTCACGTTGGTCATAATTTGGGTATAAAGTTGAACCTGAAGGTCCTATAACTGTTTCATACCAGGTTTGAGTGTTAATGTTACTTATTTGAGCACTTCCTATGATATCATTTATAGCTCCTCCAAATGTTCCAATTGCTTTTCCTTCAATATTTAAAGTTTCTCCAAAAATTAAAGAAATAGGACCTGTTGAAAAACTAAAACCCCCAGCCAATGAATTGAAAGCTGGGCTTTCATAAATTATACCATTTGTTGAAGAAACTATTCTAAAGAATATATCACTTAATGTTAATGTACTTAAAGAACCAGAAAATGTTAAATTTCCAATACCTTGTATATTGGATACTAACGCTCCATTAGAAGAAAAATATCCATTTTCTAAAAATACTCCTTCATTGATTATATTATTAAATATATTAGTAAAATTAGAATCTAATACTGTTCCTCCTGCTTCTCCTATACTTCCTGTTATATTTACATTGTATAAAACATTAAACTCATTAAATGTTCCACCTGTACTACCACTAAAGAAAGCTGTGTCTATTGAACTACTGTAAGTAACATCTTCCCAAGTCATTTGAGGTTGAGGATACTTATTTCTTTCTAAAATATGTTGTTTTACAACCACACCTGATCTTAGATTTGTTCTCGCAGGAACAAAATCCTTAATCATTTTAAATAGAGAATTGTCAAAGAACTTAATTAATCTTATATAATCATATAAGTCGTATCTATCATAGTATTTCTTGAAATAACCAGCTGCTAGCGCGTTTAAATCAGGGTAAGATGTAGCAGATGAACTTATTTGTCTTGGGTCTCCAATATATTCTCCTATATTGAAGTATCCTAAAGAAGCAATAATATCATCATCAACTTCATTTTGAGGTGAAAATGCTACTTCTAAAGCATTATTATCTGGTGTTTCACTTCCACTAATTAAATACTCTTGCTCAATACTAATGTATTGTGATAATGTATTACCAGATTGTGTATAGAACAAGTTTATTTGAGGAAGTTCTTGATCTATTATTTGGATTTTATCTGTTACTCTATTTCTTAAACCAACTATAGGTGAGTTTAAAAATACAGTTTCAGTATCATTAAATATGGATAAATTTCCTATTCTAAAATTACTGTTAGTACCAAAAGATGAGGTAGACGTCCAAGAACCTGTTACTTTAGGATGAACTGATGAAGTATGAGTATATAATTCGTTTCCTAAAGGGGCCCTAAATATTAAACTATTTTCTATATCAGAAAAACCTGATATAGAACTAGGATTCATGATGTAATTTTTAAATGATTCTAAACTTCCAGTTTTTGACCAATATCTTATTTCTTGAATAGATCCACTAGGGAAAAAATAATTATTCCCATTAAATCTACTTTTATAAAACGAAATCCATAAACTATTAAACCATTGACTTGTTTGTGTTATAGATGATGAAGCTATAAATCCTATTTCATTTCCATCATATCCATTATAATTTAATTTATTCCCTGCAAATATTTCAAAATAACTCCCACTTCTATTTATCATAACAGACCACCAATTATTATCAAAAAAAGGCAAATATAAACTGGCACTATTGTTAGGGAATGAATTATTAGGTATAAAATCTAACTTAGCATATTGATACTCAGGATCTATTATTGAACCAGAATAAGAAGATGTATTCATTCCTGAATTAGTATATGTCAATAATAAACTACATGTAGGTAAAAATGGGTTTCCCCTATCTAGTTGAAATATCCCTAAAGGTTCCATTGAACTAGAAGGAATAATGTCTGTTTTGAATCTAAATTGTATGCTAGCTGGTCTTCTGTTAGGAGTATCCCATAAAGGATTTGCTGCAAATTCAGATATAAAATATTCTGATGACATATCTAAGTTGCTATTTATCTTAAATACTTTTCCATATTTTTCTTGAAAATAGTCATAAGTGGAAATGTCTTTGTCTCTACCTCCAAACTCACTAATTCTTAAAATAGTATCAGGAATACCATAAACATTTATTAAGTTACGTAAACCAGCTACTGTACCTTTTTGTTTTAATAATAAAGGCAAGTTGTGGTATAAACGCTTATAAACTTCCTTATTAATATCATCTGCTGGTTCAAATAATGCCTCTTGAGATGATGTTATGTAATTGCTAATGTATTCATAAGGATATTCTCCAACATATGAGCCTGTTATATTATACCCCGTACTAGATGAAGGTAAAGTGTTATACCCAATGAAAGCACTATATAAATCATTTGCGCTGAAATTGTTTTGATATATTTTTAAACCAAATGATCTCAATGCATCTGCTACTAGATCTTTAGATATACCAAATTCTAATCTGTTATCACCATTATATCTGTTAGTTACATCTTTATAGTATAACCATAAATTATCATAATGTTGACCAATCATATTAATAAAAGTAGTATATGGTTGGTTTTGAGGATCATCTCTTAGATAATCTGGTATAGTGTTTACTAAGTAATCTTGGTTGTTTTGGTCAAAAATAGAAGCACTTTCTATTAAGTTGTTGTACCAAGTAATAACAGTAGCATTTGAACTACTTAAAAGAGTATATGGAGGTGTAGTTGTACCTTTAGGATATGTTGTTGAACCTGTCTCAAAATATAGCCAGTATTCATATCCATCAAAATTATTAGTTATGTTATCTATTTTAGCTTGTAATGTTGCTACACTTTCTGAGATTGAAGAAGATGTAGAAGACTGTAAAATAGTTATATCAGCATTATATTGTTCAATTAATTGAACTTTATAGAAAAAGTTTTCTATTCTACTTTCAGCTGAAGAGAAATGTATAAAATCTGAGAAATCAGAGTAATCAACTCCTATATTAATACTTTTGTCTTGTAAGTATGATAATACTTGTTGTTGAGAAGTGGCTAATCCTGTTGTTAATAACTCCTCATAATTTACATAATTTGTTGAGTTGTTAATTTTATCCTTTAAAGGTAAATTAAAGTTTGGACCTTTTAAAGTAGGATTAACAATTACTGGTGTTATAACTTCAGGTTGGAATTGTACATTAAAAGCTAAACCATCTGCTACTTGAGTAACAATCCATAAAGTATCTTTTAATCTAAATTGATTAGGTAATGCCTCATATAAATTAATTAAAATTTCGTATTGAGGTTTAGTATTATCAATTAAGATATTGTTTGCTATAATTAAACTGTTATTTCCAAAGTTTAAATAAAAGTCTTGGAAATATGTAGTATTATTTAATTTAGTTTTAAAAGTATTATAACTAGATTCTATATCTAAATTTGACAGAATATTAGAAGCAATTTTTATCTCTGTTCTATCAGGAGATATTTCTTTAATGAAAAATGCTCTATTATCTGAGGTAGAATTTAATTCATTATTTAAAAAATTATAAATAACATTGTATTCACCATTTGTGAATCCTTTTGTAATTAAATCAGTTTCAGGATTAATGTCTACACTATAAACAACAGAAGCATTAGTTGGAGAATAATCATTAATTATTCTATAATCAATAAAATTTTGATCCGTTATTTGAAAAGATCCATCTGTAGATATAATAGTATACTCAACATAATTACTAAAAGGATCAAATTGAGAAGGTACTTGTTCTAAAGGAATTAAGTTAATATCCTGATTAGAGTAATTTTGAGTCTCTAAAGTATTTGGATCTATATTTGTTATTATTGTTGCCATATTAAACTGATGGTATACTTCCTGTTGGTACTTGAGATAATAAAATAGTTTGGTTTGCTGCTAATAATTGTTCTCTTAAAGAAGTTATCTCATCTAATAGTATTTGAACATCTTCACTTATAGCTTCTGTTCCAATATAATCTCCACTTGTTCTTACTAAATAAGTATGAGAATTTATATCTCCTTCTACTGGGATATCATAGAAAATTGTGTTATAAAGATTAAAAAACTCTTCAACACTTATTGTCTCTTCAAGAGGTGGAGTAGGAGGTGTTACCTGTGAGAAAGAAGTATCAATTGTCTTCTCATAAGCATCTTTATTAAAAACAGCTTTATTTAAAGGGTAATTAGCCATTAATTATTTTAAAATAATAATTATCATCAAAAATTATTGTCGAACCATCTATTACTGATTTAATTAAAATCTTATAATATCTTTCAGGTTCTAATCCGTTCATATAAAGTGTGAAGTAACTACTTGTTCCGTCAGCACTTAACTGAGTGTATTGATCATCAAAATCTATAACAAATTCATTAGTATCCAAATCTTTTACAGCATAGTATGAAGAAGTAGGTAAATAATAATTTGTTGTGTAAATAGAAGATGTTTGAAACACTCTTGGAGGATAAGTAGGTCTAGCGTTTACTCTAAACTTATTTATACTTTCTGTATAAAACACACCTGGATTTTCGCTTAACATTACTGTTGCTGTTTGTGTATTTAAAATAGTACTAGTTGAAGAACCAGTATTAAAAGTATAATCTCTCCATTTAAATTCTAATTGTGGAGGATATATAGTATGAGTATCAATAGAGAAAAATTTCATTTCTATTTGATAATCAACATCATTTACAAACTCAACTGCTTGTTTAGCTATTAAACCATTATTATCAATTGTTCCACTATACCAAGCTTTTACCATATTTGTGATATCAGTATTAATATCACCTGAGTCTGTATAAGCAAATGATTGAGTAGAATATATAGGTAAAACAGTAATGTTAGCTGAACCTGTAAACCATGTTCCTCCTCCTAATTCTGAACTATAAGAAGCAGTAACATAAGGAGCAAATCCACTTGTAGTCCAAGCTCCACTTCCTGAATATGATCTCCAAGTCCAACTTACTCCATTTGTATATTCTGGAGAGTAAGAGTATTTACCTGTTCCCATATCCCATGTTGCTGAGATAGGGTAAAATTCAAGAGTTGTATCTAGATTTAGTCCTTCTAAATTTGCTATGAATCCTCTAAAATTTGCTTGCCAAGTTGAACCACTAATTTTATTATTAATAATATCAGTGATCTCATCATTAGAGAATTGTACTAAAAATCTACTTGCTTGAGCAGTACCTGCTATATCAACATTAGTAGAAGACTCTAATATCTCATCTAACCCTGTATTTCTATCAGGATATAATGAATATATAGAAGCATCTTTGGTAGGGAATATTTTGTAAACTGCCATCTTTTATTTATAAATATGAAGATTATAAAGGTACTACACGACCTCTTATATCAATGTCAGGATATTTTACTTCAAATATCATTGGGTCTAAACTAGGATAAACAACATTATTTTGAGTAGCACCACTAATATCATAAGCATATTGTGAGTATCCTAAATTAGTTCCTACTTTATTTATAATATCAATTTTCTTAATAGTTTGAACACCTTCAACTTTATCTAAAAGAACATATAAATCTCTTAAAATTATAGGTTCATTTATTTGCCATTTATTAATATCAAAATAATCTTTTAAAGCTTGAATACAGTTAAATACTACCTCATTATTGTTATACTCAGGAAGTACTATTAAATCAAATTCTACTCCAATGTTTATAACAAACGCGTTTTTTACTTTAATAGAGTCATTTATAATTCTATATTGAGATAAATAAGTACTTAAGTTTTTCTTTAAAGTATTTGATGCTGTTTTAAGTTTTTTATTATTATCAAAAGCTAAAACATATAAATTTAATACTGAAGGAGTTTGTCCTGGTAGTATATTTTCTAGTTTTTCAGGTTCAATATATGCTTTTGCTATTGTTCCATATTGTGAAGGTAAACTTAAAGCTCTAACTAAATAGTCGTCTTGAGTTACACTTCTTAACTGTGTAGCAAATGTTGATAAAGCGTTAAATCTTATTTCATCATTTGTATCACCGTCTTGACCTCCAGAAGCCGCTACTGGGTTGTTAATAGCTACTGAGTCAAATACTGTTTGAGCTAATACTGGGTCTAGATTATTGTTCTGGAATTTAATGTTTGAAGTGGTATTAACATTAGTTAAAGCGTTAGCCGGTATATTTGCTTGAACTCCACCTCCAGTTAAATATCTCACTGTTAACGTAGTGTTATATGGTGCTATACCATATGTGTCTGTATATAAGAAATTTGCTGGAGCAAAAGCTGTAGTTAATAAAGAACGTTTGTATGGTAAACCTAAACCTATATTATCAGTATTAGGAATAATTTCCTCATCTTTATTTTGAGTATTAGTTCCAGCACCAAACTGTAATTGTAGGGTTGTTGGGTCTGTAAATCTAGATACAAATCTACGAGGTACTTTTTTTAATTGAAGTAAATATGGAACTTCACCTTCTTCAGTATAAGTATTAGGATCATTTGGGTTGGTATTTTTAACTGTATCAAATACCATTTCTTGAGCCATATAAGGAACTTCATACCATTCATTACCATCACTATCAATAATATCTAAAATACCTATAATATTTGAGTTATTAATTTCTACTGTTTGGAAACGTTCTGGGGCTCCAAAAGTGAAGGTAGTTGTTTGAATATTAGCTGATATTGCTTTTCTTGTTTTCTTTAATAAGAAAAATTCAGGCACATCCCCATTTAAACTATAGATAGTAACTTGAGTAGGATCTGATGAACTAGAAAAACTAAAATCAATGGCATCTTGAATTAAAAATCCAGTTGAACCTACTAAATTTGAACTTACAGAAGTATTTTCAGCTATTTGTAAAGCATAGCTATAATCTGGGGTATATGTACTTCCTGATAATAAAGAAGGTACTTGTTGGTAAATATCTACATCTACTGTAGATGCTCCAGTTACTTTAGGTCTATACCCTAACATGTAAGCTAGAGTATATAAATTATTTTGTTGTCTAGTAAACTGGATGAAGTTTTCTTGAATTTGATTATCAAGATAAAAAGACATCACGTCTCCAACATACGCTGACATTTCCATAAACATCATACCAGGTGATGCGGGAGTGAAGTCATTGTAAGTTGTTGGGAAATATGTTTTAGCAAATTCAATAAGAGCTGCTCTTAATTCACCAAAATCTTTATTAATATATTTTATGTCTCTAGTTTCAGTTGCCATTATAGTGTTATTGTAATAGTTTCAGTAGCATTATTTAAAACAGAATATACTAATACTAATTGTATAGCATTTTCTTCATATATAGGAGATAAAGTTAATTGATCTACTCTCACTGATGGGAAATATCTTTTAAGATCATTTGTTAACTTAATTTCTAAAGCACTTAAAGTATTTGGGGTTATTTGTTCAAATAATTGTGCTCTTAAATTAGCTCCAAAAGTAGGATTTAGTACTCTTTCTCCAGTGTTAGTTAATATATAGTTAATTATATTTGATTTTATTTGATCTGTTGTAGTATATGTAGATCTAAAAACTCCAGCTGCTGAAAAAGGAATAGCCACACCAACAGCTACCCGTTGGTTTAAGTCTAAAGGATGTTGGTTTGGTATTCTATATGCCATTATTTATTCATTATTCCTAATATTTGATCTAAACTAACTTCACCTGGAGGTAATGATGAACCTTCTCCTGCTGTGTTTACTGGAGGTGGAACATATGCTGGTTGAGCCATTGATGAATTTGCTGTAATTACAGTGTCAAATTCTCCTCCAATCATACTTCTTAAGTTACGTTTAATATCAACTGGGATATTAGTTTTAGTTGGTTGTACGGTTTCAGTTACAACTGTTTTAGGAGAACGGACTGCTTCTAAAAGTATCTCTTTCATCTCTTCTTGAAACACTTCACGAACTGCTTCTTTGATTAACTTTTTTAAAATATCTGTTTTCATGTTAATAAATATTGAATTATTCAGCTGTTAAATTAGGATTTGAATCAATTATAAATTTTAGTTGATCTATTAATACTTCAGGATTAGAAGCAAAAGATGATTCTGTTTTTAGGACTGGTACTCCTTGTCGATTTAAAGCTTGTGCAAATCGTCTTGGGTATTTACTTTGATTACTTTCATCTAGTTGTAATTCTAATTTAAAGCCTTTATATGTTAAATTATTTTGTGTTTGTGCTATTTCTTGTGATTGGTTGTTTAATAAATTTATTTCATTGTTTATTTCAGTAAATGGTATGTCTTGATCTTCAGAACACTGTTGAATTAGAACATCTAAAACATTAAGTAGATTCAAAGCAGAACCTAATAATGAGCCAAAAGAAGCTGCAGTAACTGTTAATCCATTTATAACTACTTTACTTGTATTTAAACGAGTTTGTAATAAATCAGCAGCCGCGCCCACAGTTTCTATTATACCTGATGTTAATGGAGGTAAACCTAAAGGAGGAATACCTGTAGCTGGGTAAGGAACTGTTTGAATTGTTGTTATACCAGTTTCAACAGCGGTTATAATAGTATTTGTAGTATCTGTAGTTTTATTAATAGTTTTTATATTTTGGTATAAATTATTAATTTGAGTAGCAGTACTATTTCTTTTATTCACTAATTGTAATAAAGTACTGTTAGTTGGACATGTGATGTATTCTTTAAGTTCATTTAATAATGGAGCTACTTCTTGAGGATTAGCACCTTGTCTAAATAATTCATTATTACTGATTATAAATTGCACCGCTGTTGAACCAAATGGAGTTAATTGTTTTATAATAAATGGTATTAGTCTAGATTGTATTTCTTCTTTTTTAGAATTAAAAAAAGTTAATAATCTTGCCTCAACAGGTAAATTAGATGATAATAATCTCTTAGTTACATCTAATTCTTGAGTATTAAGAGTTTGATTAATTTGAGAAGTAGCAATATTTGTTATATCTAGTTCTTCAGATAAAGTTACTCTAGATATATCAAATGATATATTACTTAAAGGTAAATTAGTATTTTCTGTTATTTCACTCATTGTCTATTATCACATATTTTAAAAGAGTATATAGAAGGTTCTTTTAGTACTCCTTTTCGTTGGTTTAAAATAAAAGATTCATTAACCCCAATATTTGTTAAAGGTATAACTGTGTTTTCTCTTTTAATAGGAAAACCATAAGCTATAGGATTTCTAGCTCCTACTGAGTATTGGAGTGCTAATTCTATTAGTAATAAATCATCTCTGTTTGATAAATTAGGATCTTTTGCTGGTAGTCTTAAATTAATAAATTCTATTAATTGATTTTTAATATCTTTATTTGATTTTACATCAATTAATAATATTTTTTTTAATTCTTCAGTATTAAATGTTTTTCTAACTATTGTATTATCATTTAAAAGTGATGTACCAACTAATGATAAATAAACTATAAATTCCCATGATGTTATATTTCCTGATGTGTTTGGATTTTGAGTATAATATTCTAAGTATTTACCATTTATTCCAAATCTATCTGGGAATGTGAATGCGTTTAATGTTATTTTAGTGGCTCCAGGAGGTTTTATTAATGTTCTTTCCCCTTGCATAGGTCCGTCTTCATTAATACTTTTAGTTTTACAATTAACCTGAGTTAATTGAGCTTCTAATCTAACATATTGGTCAGATTCTTTATCCCCACCTATTAATATTCTAGATTCAATTTTTGGGATGGGTGAACCATTTTCTTTAAAAAAATTTTCTATATATGTTTTAAGAGAAGTATATCTTTTTTCAGATAATACTTTAGAATTTAATTTTCCTTTAGGATCAAATGTCCCTGGAGGGCCAGCCCAATTAGGATTAGGTGTGACTCCATCTTCTAAAAATTCTTCTCTGTCATAGTTAGGGATAGTTGATTCAGAGGCTACAATGGTTATTTGGTATAGGCCTGGGTTTTCTTTAACAAATTCGTTAACATTAAATAATTCCCAATATAGTTGTTCTTGTATTTTGGAATTTAAAGATGATATAAGATATTTACCTGAGGTAAATCCTCCTTTTAAGTTTAGTAATCCTCCATATAGTGGATCTATTTGAGGTTGTAAGGGAGTATATGCTCCTGTTGGTTGTGGGTTTTTAATTTTATATAAAGTAAAATTGTCTTTGGTAAAAGTTATAGTGGTGTCTTTTGGATTTACATTATCAGGAGTATTTATGTTAAAAACTCCTTCCTTATTAGTTATTGTATTTTGAGAAATAACACCAGATTTTAAAACTACTTTAACCCCCTCTAAAGCTTTTCCATTATCATCTAATAATTTTCCTGAGAATCTATTTGGCATATTATATTGTTTTTACTTGTTTAGACAATAAATTTTTACCATCAACTATTTTTTGTATAGATTGTCCTAATTGATTAGCTTTACTAGCAGCTTGTTGTAAAGAAGCTATTGGGGCACCAACTGAGTCTGTAGCTGTTTGAAAATATACTCCTAACCCTGTTAAGAATGATGCTACTTCTCCTAATACTACATTTAGATTTTCACCTAAAACTAATGATTGAAGTTGTGTTCCTTCAGCGCCAGTTGTTGAACCTAAATATACTTTAGGAGCAACTAATGCTATTTGGTTACCACCATCTACATTTACAGATGTGTCTGAGGTTAGATGTATAGATTTTTCAGCACTTAAAATTATAGAATCATTTTTAGCATTGAATACTAAACGACCAGAATTTAATATAATTTGCTCATTAGAGTATACTCTAGCAGCTTCAGGTAATATGCTTTTTTTATATGAGTCTTGTCTGTTACTCGCTAATTTTAAAGGTATTTGTTGGGTAGAAGTTAAATAAATAGATGACTTATCACTATTTATATCTTCTACTGTTGGTACCCAAGACTCTGTTGTTAATGGGCCTTGCCCATTTCTAATTATAAAAATTGGAGAGCCATTATTTCCTGCTGCTGACCAAGTATTAGGTATTTTTGCATTATTGACTGTAGAACCTAATCTAATTGAATTACCAAATCTACCTTCATAAATTATATCACCTTCATATGGTAATAAAGGATGAACATTTATAACATTATTTTCGTTAAATGTTTGTCCTAAATTTATTTCAGTACTTTGATCTGTTATTCGTCTAACAGAACCTGCTTCTACTTGTTGGTAATCTTTTTGTTGTGAATCAGGTAAAATATTAGATGAAGGAATAGCATTATGTATTTGACTATTCCAAACATTTACTGGAGGTAAATAATAAGCGGAAACAGATGTTGTATTATCTGTAACATCAGTATCTGTTAAATATATAATAGGAACTACCTCATTTATTAATGGGTATTGTTTAATATTAGGAAATGCTGGGTAAGCAGGTATAAGAGGTATTTGATCTGAAAATACTGGATTTTTAGTAGATTCTATAAATATAGTCCCTATTCCATTCCACTCTCCAAATTCAACAAATCTAGGATGAGAACTATCTAAAATAATATCTCGTACTCTAGAAGATATAATTTGAGAAGTAGAGGTAGTAGAACGTCTATCTAATTTAGGGGCTGAGTTGTTGACTGCAGCTCCAAATCCATATCTTACAGTGGCCATTATTTGCCCTCCTCTTTAAACTTGTCTAGTTCAGCTAACAGTTGAGCTTTTTCTTCTTCTGATATTCCAAATTCACCATTACCACCTTCAGAATTATTAGCTATAATACGTTGTATAATAGTAGCCATTTTAATTAGTTGTTCATCATTTTTAACACTTATTTCTAAGTATTCTTTAATTAAAGGAACAATTAAAGTAGCATCACCTATTTCTTGTACTAAAGGTTTTAATTCAGCTATTAAAGCAGATATTTGTTTATCTTTTTTCTTTTGGTTGTTGTAAATTTCTTCTAAAATATCAGAAAATTTCTTACCACCAAATACTACACTATCTAAATTACTCATAATTGATATTTGTTATAAATATGAATATTAGAATTTTATATATCCATTTTCTAAGTAAAAAAGGTAACTCTTTTTAAATATGACAAAAAGTTGATCTGAGATTTTAGTAATTTTAGGGGTTTTAACGTCAATTATTTCCCTAATGTAAATATATAGTGCTTTCTTGTTGAAAACGTCTATATTGTCTCTTTTACGGAAAATCTCCAACACAGCATCTGCTATTTTAGCATCGTCTTTTTTAGGGAATAAAGTGTAAATATTCTCAGTACAATATGTTACAAACTCATCTATAAAATTATTTAGTCTAACACTTGAAGGTACTTCATCAAGGTCATAACTATAGTTTTCATCTGTTTCTAAAATATCAATAGGTGCTTTATCTACTTTCTTTTTATAGTTCTTTTTATTCTCATTTATTAAATAACGTTTAGCTATTGTTCCAAAATAAGAATATGCTTTAGCTCCTTTACTAGGGTCAAAACGATGAATTTTTCTGAGTAAGAATTCAATTACTTCATGTTGTAAATCTTCAATGTTATCTACTTCAGTATGATAATACTTAAAAGTATGGATAATATTTTCTGTTAATTTAAAAAATGGATAATGAATTCTATCTCTATATATTTTACTTCTTACAGATGGGTCTGGGGTGTTATTGTATAATATAATAGCATCCTCAGTGTCTTGGGTGAAGTATTGTACTCCTTTCTTTTTAACTTTCTCGCTCATAAATTCTTCACATTAAATTCATCTAAAATTTCTTGGATTTGTTTGATTTCTTGAAAGAAAAAACCTACTTCATCATCTGCTTCAAAATGACCTTTATGGTCTATTTCTTTAAGTTTTTTACTTGAAAAATCAATTATACCTGAGATTTTGTTTAAGTAAGCCATATATCCTGCTAAGATATCTTCTTGGCGTTCATTTTTCTTAAGAAGGTTAAAGGTCGTGTATCCTAAGATCACGACCGTTAAACCTAGTATAATTACTAATGTTATCATAAGTTATCTAACATATTTTTTAAACTGTTACTTTGAATGTTACCTAAAGCCTTAGTTTTAGTAGCTGTTTTCTTAACAGTTGTATTTACTGGGGCTTTAATATTCCCTTTTTTAAGTTTAGGATTCCATTCTCTTTCAAATTCAATTCTAGCAGCCATTAAATCAGCTTGGTGGATAATATAAATTAATGAGGTACGAGGTTTTGTTTCTGGCGACCAAGACATCAAATATGATTTATTTGCTTCATCATATAAACCATCATGTAATTTAATAGCTAACCATTCATTACGAGACATCATAATACCATGAGTCATTAATAAATGAATTCCTCTATCTGGTACTGACATGTATTCTAGACGATCATTGAATTTATAATCTTCACCTAGTTTTTCTTTTCTCCACTGATCATCCTGAGGAATATAAGCTTCGTTTTCTTCGTCACCCATTTTTCCTAAGTCATGATTTAGAGCTGAGAATACTAATTCTTCAACTGTATAAGTAGAAGTATCTACTCCCATTTCTTCCCATACAGAATGTAGTTTAAGTGCTCCTTGTACTACTCGGTTAACGTGTTCTACGTAACCACCTGGGAATGAATTGTGATATTCTTTCTTATGAGCAGCAGGCATCATCATAATACGTTCTGTATACTTTTCATAAAACGCTAATAACTGATCTTTTCTATCTCCAGTAATATATGTTTCGATATTACCTAGAAATTCTTCCCAGTTCTCTAAAATTTGTTCTGCTGTTAATGTCATTACTTGTAACTTATTGGTTCACTTTCAACATATAAACGAATTTGACTTACTGAGTCTTTTAATTTCTCAATAGCAGCCAAATAAGACTCAATTGGCTCTCCTCTTTTTAGAATAAAATTCATCTGGCTTGCTATACCATCAATTTTATCTAATTCATGTAATACACTGTTTCTGTTCTTCATAATATATAATTTAATAATTGATCTACGTTACTACGTTTTTATTATAATCACTCTCACTCGTATTCCTACGATACGTTAGAAGAACAATAAAGCCAAGCTACTCTTAAGAAAGGGATAATACATCCTGAATTTTCTTTAAAACAGCACACTTTTCATACTCTTCTAAAGATTCATAGTAATGTAAAGACATATTTATAGACTGTTCCAGTTGGCTATCTGAGTATATTTTTAGACATTCAACATGGGTAGGATTTGTCATATCCAGTTTAGATATATAATCAAAAGCTCTAGTATAAACCATGTAACCACTAGCTCTTTTTATATCATTAAGATCTAGAGGTGGTTCAACTGAAGAAAACATGTTTATAAGTTGTTGTGAAAATGTTTTATAATTCACAATAAGTTTCTTAAACATACCTATCCACATAACTGGTGATTCAGTTAAATCCAGTTTAGTAGTTGGATTATCAATTGAATCTTTTTCTTCAAATAGACTAAATACTTTGTTTATATCCATATATATAAATACCGTTAAAAGTGGGATTAAACCACTTACTATTACCTTTAATGAAATGATATATTTGTATAAAAAAAGCGGCTTTAAACCGCTTTAATTGTCTTAGGATTTATAGGCCATAAAGGCACTCGATCCATTGTTACTTGAAATTGGTTATGAAGTGAATTGATACCTGCGAATTCTAATGTACCTACGTACTTTTGATTTTGATGAATTACTTGAATTCGCTTCCCAAGAAGATGTTGAAATTGGGGATCTGTTTTTTGTGCTAATGTTTTCATAACCTTTATTTTAAAAATAAAACGCTGAGATTACACGTTTGGTGTTAGAACTTTAATCGGATTATTGTTTCCCTTTATATCCACAAGCTTTTGACTTGTACTCTAACAATGCCGGTTATTTAAGTGAACCACTCTTAAAGTCACTTTATTGGACTACTCACCTCTTACTTATTCTATTCAACCCTGCCGAGCTGATTCACACTTGCGGTGTTATAGACCTTTCGGAGATATCAATTCAAACTTGCGATCTGAATTGGCACCCGACAACCGGATACTATGTAGGCATTTTTCGTCCGTGACTGGTAAGCGCTTATGCTTAATTTTTGTATTAATAGATTTTGCGATCCAAATGCAAATTATTAAGTTTGACTTGTGGATTGTGAAAGTAGTGGCTTACCCTAAGCTAACTCATCTTTTGAACGAGTCAATACTCAACTACTCTCTGAAGTGTCCCCACCTCCATATTTTAAGAATTCTTCGTGATAAAAGTCTTGGTAGACTTAAATCAAGGTTAGTAACAGCACCACCTGTACTCTAACATACCTTTCGGTTTTAAGATTCCTCTCATATTGATACCCGCAATTATGAAGCTGGATGGCGACATTTCTTACTTGATATCTACGAGTTATTCTTATTGCTCTTCCGAGCTCAACTAAACGACCCACATCGCTTAGTCACCCAACACATTTTTTCTAAAGCGTCGCCCTCGATACTAAAGGTCAGATGATATCTCGCTTGCCTACTTAAGCTCAAATTGCTTTGAACCGCAAACTACTTCAGTCAAGTAGCTCACTTTATCCTGGTTTCCCAGTTTATTTAACGACCATAGGCGGCCGACTATCATTTATCAACCTACACAATTATCAACAGCCGAACTGTTTTGCGTCATATGCAACTTGAATGGATAATAATATTTTCAAAGAACGTTTTGTTTTTCTTAATTTCTTATATTATAAGTATAACATAAGATTTTTAAAGAGCCAAATTATTTTTTACCTTTCTTCAACTCTTTTTCTTGTGCGCCCTACTGGGATCGAACCAGTGACCTACTGATTATGAGTCAGTTGCTACTAACCGCTGAGCTAAGGGCGCGTGTACCTTTTTAAACGACGTCGAGAAGGTTAACTCTATCTACTATACGATTAGAACCTTTTAAGCGAGCATTGTTAAGAGGCCAAAGGTGTTTTACGATCCCCTCGCGAGCGGGGCTAATTTTTATTTATACTTAAATATAATATTTTTTTCTTAAAAAGCCAAACTTTATTTACAAAGAGCATCGGCTACATATGACGCCACCATTGCATTAGGCTTACATCTTGGAGTGTATCCCATTGATTCAACATATCCTAAAGCAGACCTTAACACTTGGTTTGATTTGTATTTAGGATCTGGGTTTAAATCAATGTCAATAGAATTAGGCTTTGGAACACCATTTTGAGTTAAGTATTCTGCTAATACTACTGAGTATTCAACTTCATTCCATAAACGAACAAATCTATCATGAATACGAGGTAAAACGTCTTTAGCATATAAAACATGACCTCCTTTTCCAGGGTTATGTAATACAATTACCACAGCATATGTTGTCTTATCTTTTCTATTTTGAGAGTCACTACCTATAAGGATAGATGTATTCTCATTTTTAGATAAGAAATCTTTAATGTATGGAACTAAGTCAATGTCTTTTCTGTTTGAAAGACTTTTAAATTGTAAGTTCATAGAACCCTCCTTTTTTATTTGAGGTTAGAGTAGGATTCGAACCCACGTAACAGAGTTTGCAGCTCTGCACCTAAAACCACTCGGACATCTAACCAATTATTAGTACCCCATAAGAGATTCGAACTCCTATCTCTTGATCCGTAGTCAAGTGTTCTATCCATTGAACTAACAGGGCGTTTATTATAAATAGTACCTCTAACAGGACTCGAACCTGTATTAAACGCTTAGAAGGCGCTTGTCCTATCCGTTGAACGATAGAGGCATAAAATTGCGGAGAGCATTGGGATCGAACCAAATCCGGTTTTACCCGGACATCTCGCTTAGCAGGCGGACCCTATCACCGTTTAGGATTACTCTCCAAATAGTGTGTCGTACCAGATTCGAACTGGTGATGGCCTGTTCCACAGACAGGCGACTTAGACCGCTAGTCAAACGACACCATATAATAGTACCGGAGACAGGAGTCGAACCTGCACGGCCATTTCTGACCGGGGGATTTTAAGTCCCCTGTGTCTACCATTCCACCACTCCGGCATTTAGTACCTTGGGAGGGAGTCGAACCCTCACCCGAAGACTGGTTCCTAAGACCAGCGCGTCTACCATTCCGCCACCAAGGCAAATAAGTCGAAACTGGGGGACTCGAACCCCGACCTTCACAGTGACAGTGTGATATGCAGCCATTACACCACAGCTTCGATTTTAAAAAATAAGCGGAGGAGGTGAGATTCGAACTCACACCTCACCTTCCGGCGAGCGAACGGTTTTCAAGACCGTGTCAGGTACCCTGTACTCTTTCTGAGAACCCCTCCATAAAAATGTTCTAGCTTCACCCCCTATATACTAGAACAAGCAACGCTCTAGGTCAGCCTAGACTATTAAGGGAGTCCTTGCTTTGTTACCTCGACACGACTCGAACGTGTATTAAAGGAACCAAAATCCTTTGTCCTGCCATTAGACGACGAGGCAAAATAAAAAGCGGTCTATAAGAGAATCGAACTCTTACCACATCATCGACAGTGACGTATCCTAGCCGTTGGACCAATAGACCAATAAGAGCGGGTAGTGAGAATCGAACTCACATCTCAGGCTTGGAAGGCTAGCATAATAAGCCATTATACTATACCCGCTTATAAAATAGTGGACTCGGCCGGGGTCGAACCGACGACGCGTAGATCTTCAATCTACCGCTCTACCAGCTGAGCTACGAGTCCAAATAATAGTACACCCTGTAGGGATCGAACCTACGACCTCTTGCATGTAAGGCAAGCGCTACTTCCAGCTGAGCTAAGGATGCATTTAATTCTAAGATTACGCGTACCGCACTTCTGCGTTGAAGACTTTTTTAAATTAACGTCAGGTTCGACTTACCTGATTACAGTTTTTCTTTCACCTTAGAATTACGTATTACTCTTTGTATTGAGTTTTACGAAATTCTTTCCAATTACGGTTTTCTGTTACTCCAAATCCTCTATTACATCCGCCATTAGGTGGGCAATAAGGACATAAACCGTAATGATCAAACAAATGTTTTGAGTATAATTTATTGTATACAGAATTATTTGTTGTGTTTTTAAATGTTTCTTTTTTCATTTTGCTCTAATTTTACTTAGAGCGCATCGAGTAATTTTTTCATAA